GCGGGTCAATGCGTCGATTACAGGGTCTCCGCAGGAGGGGACCACGATGGTCGCAGTCAGCACCAGGTCGTGTTTTGCGTTGGCGCTGGGCGGCCTCGCCTTGATGTTGATTTGCTGGGCATTTCTCACCGATACCGCCCGAGAAAGGAGGAAGCGGCCGGCAGCCCCTGTTCTTTTCCAGAACAGGTCACCAGTCTCATACTTTCGCTCCTTCATCCTTCGGTACTTGCTGTTCAGCGCTTGCCAGACAGTACCGAAGTCAATGAACCCGAAGCGGGTGGAGAACCCTACCGGCTGATCCTTCGAAGCCCCTGGAACCCCTCTTCCGACAAGGGCGGCGGCCTGGTTGATCGCCTCCTGGTAGTAGTCTGTCACCAGCTGGGTCATCTGCCTGCCGTTAAAGCGTCGAAAGTCCTCACGCAGTTTGCGCTGGACATTGGGGTCTCGCGCTACGGCCTCTTTCATCCTTTTGATGGACTCCAGCTGGAAGCCTACGTTACGGGCTGTTGCCCTTACTCTAGTCTTCGCCATAGGAAATCAGCTGAGCCTGCACCTGCATGAGGCGGATGCCGCTCTGTTTCTCGAAGGATTGAGGGGTTGACTGGACCGACTTTATGATCAGAACGCCGCTTTCCTCGGGGGCGGCGGCCCCTTCTTCCACTTCGCTCCAGTCTGAGACTGGGTAGCTCTCCCCCACCTTGAACAGGTCGCGCAGATCGACGAGAAGGTCAGCCATCTGGTAGTTACCAGGGTCGTCAGTCGTCTTCGCTCCGATCAGGAAGCTGGCAGAGTACAAGGGGTGGCGGGGCTCCTCCGCCAGGCTGTTGTACTGGTACACCAGGGCGTGGTCGCTGCCGGCCTGGATCTCCCGTTCGTTGGCAGGGTCGTCAAGGTCGAACGAGGCGACCGGCTTCCCTGTAGACAGGCTGACAGCGAGATCCCCCATGAGCTTGTCCAGGGTGGACTTGAGCGATATTTCAACGTCGCGGCGGCTCATACGGTGTCCTCACGCTCTTGGGCGCGTACCATCAGAAGGTCAAGAAAGCTGCTGACTTCTCGTACCATGAAGAACTGGCCGAACTCGTCTTCAATCAGCGTGTCGAGGCTCACCGGGGTTCCCAGCGGCAAGTACCAGGAGCCGATAGTGTAATCAATCCCTTGCAGCTCTCGGGACTCCGTGCTGGAGTACCGGCTGAAGTCGCCCCAGGTCTCCCCGATCAGCTGCAAGCCGGTGTCAATGTAGCCGACACCTGTCGCCCGTTTCCGGGTACCGCCCTTTTTCCAGAGCTTTACCTTGTGACGAGCCTCTCGCAACACTACGGCAGAGGCGTAAACGCCTGAAGAGTCAGCGTCCGCGTTGCTCCCTTCGATAAGCCAAACCCCTGGAACATCGCTTATCTGGAGCAGCGTCTCGTTCAAAGGGATCGAAAATACTCCGGGGCAGAGGAAAATACGCTTCTTCTGGCCGAAGTCTCTATCGCTGACGAAGCGGTCATAGACCTGCAGCGCCCCGCGCTGGCCGGTAGGGGTGAAGGTCCCGGACGCCTTGTCGAAGCGGCTCAGCTCGTGGTCTGCGAAGCGCTCGAAAGCCCTGCGAAGATCCATCAGTTGGTCACCGGGTCGTAACTGGGCGAGACTACCCCGAGAACCTGCAACGATTCTCCAGGGGCGAGGTAGTCTTCACCGACAAGGGAGGCGACCATCGCCTTGTAGCCTTCGGCTTTGGCCCGGCAGGTCTCGGCCAGAGTGTTCCAATCGAAGTTCGTGAAGCGGCGCATCTGCGCCTTTCCGTCACCGTAGAGCTGTATGATGGTTGTCGGTGCGTCGGCAATCGAGGCGGCTGCGAGCCACTTACAGTAGGCCCGCAGTGCCCAGTAAACGGTAACTTCAGCCTCCGAGCTTGCGCCGCTCGGGGGCTGAAGTTTTATTCGCCAATCTTTCAGCCAGGTGCCTAGCTGCAGGCTCAGCTCTTGGTCGATTTCCGAGTTGAGGATCTTCTGATCTGAAATATCGGTAGGGTCGACACCGAGAGCTGCACGGACTGCCTCAGTGGTAGTGAGCACGGGGGTAGAACCGATATCTGCCACAGTGAGGCTCCTGGCTGGGGTTTAGCGAATCTTTTTGTAGCTGTCCACTCGGAGCAGGCCGGCGGCGAACTGTACGGTGTACCAGTCACCCTCACGGATATCGAAGCCGTTGACTTCGGAGGTGCCGGCCCCGGTGATCATCAGGCCGTCAGGCGAGCGCAGGTTGCGACCGTTCACGGTGGCAAGGCGGATCAGGCTGTTGACCGGGATAAGGTCACCGTCCTCGTCAACCAGCACAGGCACGGAACCTTGCTTGCTCACCTGGGCGGCCTTCTTGAGTGTGGCGGCTGCCTGGGCCGGCTCAGCGACCTCAACGGCCTCAACAACTTCAGCAGCCTCAACGGCCTCGGCCTCAACAGCCTCAACGACTTCGGCCGGCTTAGCCGCTTTTTCTTTCTTTTCCATCTGGATACCCTCTATGTGTTGAAAAGAGGGGGCGTTAGCCCCCTCCTGTCCGCCGACCTTAAATGGTCAGGGTCATCTTTTCAAAGGCTTCAGGGTACAGGCTGTGCGCCATTTCGGCGTAGTCGATACGCAGGGCACGCGCCTTGCGCAGTACGAACTCTTGCACAGCACTGTAATTGGCGCTGACGTTGATCACGCGGCGGATGCCGTAGCGGGTGTCCAGCGAAACCACGGTGTTGGCCCCGGCAACCTCGGTATCGCACAGGAACAGCGGGATAGTGCGAGCGTTGAGGTTGTCGACAGTCATGTCCGCATCGAAGTTGCTGCCAGCGGCGTAGACCGTGTCGCGGGTCGGTTTGCCTTTGCGCGACTCGATGGCCAGAGCGGTATCGAGGTCGGCGATGGCAAAGTTGAGCGACTTACGGCGGAAGTCACGGCGCAGGAACTTGATCCAGGCAGTGTGAGTGATCTCACCGGCAGTGGCGATTGACGGGTCGAGGCTCTTCGCGGTGTAACCGCTCAGACCGGCTTCGCCGAAGTCCGGGTCACCGTTCAGGATCGCGCCAAGCTGCTCCTGCACCATGCGATAACGCTCGCCGCGAGCCTGGGCAGTCATGATGATGTTCACCAGGTCGAGGGTGGTGGTAGCCATCGCCTCTTCGGAGATCATCAGACCAATCGACTTGGTCGGCACCTTGCGGCTGGTGTTACCAGTGGTGATGCTGATCATCGCATCCGGCTCAGCCAGTTCGCTGATACGGTTGCTCGCCGACTCTTCCGGGTAGCTGACGTTGATGATCGGCTGATCGAAGCGCGGGCCGTTGATGACCTGGGTCATCGCAACCATGCGCTCGTACATCTGGAAGTAGTCGTCCTTCGACTCACGAAGTTCGGCTTCCACGGTGCGCAGCAGGATCTCCGGGAAGATGATCCGGCCAGCGGGAGAGCGGTCGTTACCGTCAGTGTTGGTAATGGCGCTCATGGCCACGCCCTGGTCCAGCACTTCCTTCATGGAAGGGGCGCGCAGGCCGGTAGCGTGATCGTAGCCGACCAGCAGACCAGTGTTCTGCATGACCTGGGAGATTACGCTGCCGAAAGCAGCTTCGTCAGTCTGAGCACCGTAAAGGTGGGTCAGGTGCTGGCTCAGCGAGATGCCGCGACGCTGGGCGTCGGAGTACATCTGCATATCCAGATCCACTTCCATCAGGACACCCTGGGGGTTGCGGATCTTGACCTTAGTCTTCGTTTCCATCAGTTCTTTCTCCGAACGGATTGAGCAGTGGGGTGAGCGAGGGACCTATTAGGCCACACGCTCTGCCAGAACTACAGAGCCAACCGCGCCGTTGCCGGAGAGGATGGACACCACGCGCCAGCGGTAAGTCAGGGAAGCCGGAGTGGCGGCCTTCTTGACCTTGGCAAGAGCGGTGGTCGGTTTGAGGGGGTCGGTAAGTACGCCGATGGCCGCCTGAACGTCAGCCACCAGGAAGTCCTTGACGGCAACCGTACCGCTGCCGACCACACCCAGGAACTGGCCGTCATCGCAGATCGTGCCAATCTGGAAGCCGTTGTTCACGGTCGGCTGTTGACCGGCCAGAGCCACCAGGATCTCTTCGATCTCGTCGCCGTCCGCGCAAATGTCGTAGGTGGAATCGCTGACCAGCTTCAGGGGCTTACCCTTGTCCTTGTCAGTGAAAAGGCCTTTGGTGGAGACACCGCCGAGAGCCGCTTCACGGCGGTTCCAGCCGGTACCAATCTTCAAACCACGCTTATAAGTGGGCATCGTCTTGCTCCTGTTACAGTTTGCCAGTCATGCTGCGGGCGGCAGTGACTTGCGGGTTGTTGGGAAGCTCTGCCCCGGTAGCAGGAGCGGTAGACACCGACTTCTGACCCGGCTTGAAGCGTTCCTTGAAGGTGGCGTCCAGCTTCTCGAAGGTGTCCACCAGTTCTGCAGCACTGAGGCTTTCAGAAACCGAGGGCTGGTAGCCCAGGGCAGTCTGCCGCCAGCTTACCGCTTGGCGGGCTACCACCATCAGAGCGTCACGCTCTTTTGTGGCAGACTCGGTGGCCGTGGTCGCAGTGGACAACTTCTCATTCGCCAGGCGCAAGTCTACCTTCAGTTGCGCAATTTCGGTAGTCATGCTAGTGACCTGCTTCACCAGGGCGCTGATCTCGCCGGCAAGCACGCCTTCGCCAGTGCTCGGAGCCGCTTCAACCTTGGCTTCGGGCTTGTCACCTTCAACCTTGGCTTCGGGCTTGTCACCTTCAACCTTGGCTTCGGGCTTGTCACCTTCAACCTTGGCTTCGGGCTTGTCGCCTTCAACCTTGGCTTCAGTGTTGCCGCCTGCGGCCGCCTCTTCATCCTCAACGGCGTTGGCCAGCTGTTCAGCTGTCAGCCCGAAGGAGGCCGGGTCTGCGCCTGCAGCGAGAGCGGCCACTACCTCCTCGCTCAGGGTGATCAGTTTGCCGTCCTTCCCTTTGACCTTCATGGTGTTACCTCTCTTTGGCATGTGATAAAGCGATGTGGATCGGCCAGAAGCCTTTCGGCTTTTATCGGAGACGATCTCCAGGCAATCCTCCAACTCCGCGACCTGATCCACCAGGCCGACTTCCATGGCTTCTTCAGCCATAAATACCCGACCCTCGCCAGCCGTCTCACGCATTTGCTCGACACTGTCATAGGAGCGGTGCTCAACAACATGTTCATTGAACATGTTGAAGTAGTTGCCCAGCGATTTGCTGATATTTGCTTGGGCTTTCTTGTCCAGGTGCTCATAAGGGCTGCCCAGCGCTTTGAACTCCCCGGCACGGAAGACGGTCGGGTTGATGCCGGCCTCCTTGTACATGTCCAGGTAGTCCATGTGGACCATGATGACCCCGATAGACCCTACAAGGGCGGCACGCTGGGCGAAGATCTCCCGTGCCGGGGCTCCCAGGTAGTAGCCGCCAGAGCACATGTCCGTTTCTGCGAAAGCGTAGAACGGCTTCACCTTGTTGGCCCGCGAGAAGAAGCTGGCCATCGCGTCCGCCCCAGTGGCAGCACCGCCCGGAGTGGACATTACAGCCAGGATACCGTCTACCGACGGGTCGTTGAGCGCCATCATTACCGAGCGACGGATTTCGTCGTAGGAGACAACCCCGTAATAGCGGTTCCAAGGTGAGTCGCTCTTGACCAGGGAGCCGGAGATACTGATCAGCGCGAGGTTTTTATAGCGCTGCATCATGTAGTCTTGGCGGCCGTCCCCGAACTGCGGCTTGGGGCGGTCAGCCGAGTTCGTCGAGTTCGCTGAACTCAGGGCAAGCTCAGGAGGCTTACCGCTGCGCAGTTCCATCGGGTTGCAGCTGAGGATTTTGTCCCGGACAGTCAACCAGTCGGCATATGCCTGGACGTTTTCACTGAACCAGAATCGGGCTGTGTGTCCCTTCATTATTGGCTACTCCCGCCAGCTTTCTTTGGGGTTTTAGGTTGCAAAGCTGCGCCTTGCGGGTCGTTGTTGGGTGAGGCCTTCTCCGCCTGCTCCTTGCTTGCGCCGGCCTTGAAGAACTTGGTCCCTGAAAGCTCTTCATAGCCTTCACGTTGATACTCAAGGCCCAGCTCGACGTGCGCCTCCAGGTCGGAGATCAACCCTTCAGAGAGAAGCTCCAAGATACGCGCCTGGCGCATCACTCGGAAAGCCTCGACTTCGTTTTCCGGGCGCAGGTCGATAGGTTCGAACTCGAAAACCACGTAGGCATTCTGCCCGTAGAGGCGCGTAGCGAGGGTCAAGGCGCGGGATAGCGTGTCCTGAACGGGCTTGCGCAGGGCCGCTGCAACCTTCAGGAAGACCATGGACTCGGTGTTGGACAGGGACTGGGACCCTTCCAGGCGTAGGCCCAGGATGCTGGGCGGGGCCTTGAGGTCGGTGGCCATCAGACCAGAGAGGGCGTTGAGCAAAGGAACAAAGTCCTGCTTTTCCCCGGCCATCTTGAGAGCGTCTACTTCGACCGAGTCGAAGAAGGTCAGAGCGTCTTCAGGGTCCAACTCTTCCAGCTGTCGTTCTACCGCCTCACGCTGCCCGTTCATCCATTCGGCCAGCTTCTCCGGGTTCATCTTGATGGCCAAGGGTGCGGCGGCCAGCAGCTTTTCGGTTATCAGCTTGGCCGTCAGTCGCGGGTTCGCAGCGCCTCGGACGATCCGGCGCATGTCTTCGATGAACTCTCGATAGAAGAAGGAGTCGTTGATGGCCGGCTCAAGCATCGGGGTAGCGAAGGAGAAGGCGGGGCTGCGGTGCAACTCGCCGACGAAGAAGTTGGGGATATTCAGATCAATATCCCCGTCATTTCCTTCCTGTTTCGGGAACCGCAACCCGTCACCTGAGGAGTACCACTTCAGGCTGTCGTAGGTGCTCACGGCCAGCCGGTCAGGCATCATCTGCTTGTCCAGCACCAACTCACAGCCGAAACCGCTGCCGATGACCGTCTCCAGCAACATCTGTTCGATGGCCTGGCGCAAGGTAGGCTTGTCGGCGAACCCGGAGGTGTAGTCGTAGACCGTGTCGAAGCGGGAGAGAATTGTTCGGGCCACCATCGTGGCCTCAAGGCTTGGCTGGTGAGTTGCTGCGTCGAAAGCCCAAACCTTGTAACCTGTGTGAGCGATCTCCACAAAGTTGAAGATCGCTGAGCCTACCGTCCCGTCTACCCGGAGCAGCTCTCGGAGGGCGGCAGCCGGCTGCCGCTGGTCGCGCAGGGCTTTGACCGACAGGTTGATATACGCCGTGCGGTTGTTGCTGATCTCCTGGCCACGCTCAACCTTGCCGGCCTGGTTCGTCGAGCGAACCTTGTTTACCAGCTTCTTCGGTAGAACTGGCTGGCCCGCTAACTTGCTGTTAGCGCCTCGGGCAGGTTTCTGGGTAGCCATCAGGGTCTCCTGTCAATAGCCGGCATTCTAGCGGCGCATCCTCACCTTGCCAATGTTGGCCACTGCCCCACTCACCGGGGCCCTCCCTTTGTAAGCCTCCAGCCCGTCCTGACTGTAAATCAGATCGGCCGCCAGGTTGGCATACAGCAAGGAGTGGGAGAAGTGGTCGTCCCCTGTGCTCACCCAGCGAGCCTTCTCAATGTTCCCCTTCTCCCCTTCATCCTTGACCACGGTAACCCGCTTCAGGGCTTTGAGGTGGGCCCGTAGGGCCGCCTCCTCACGCAGTTTGGCCATGGTCAGCTTGCCGTCGTTGAAGGCGCGTACAAGCATGTCAAACGTCCTGGTACGCAACACAGAGACGGTACCTTCAGACTCGTCCAGCTTGATCCGCTGCAGCTGGTTGTCTCGGTTCGTGGCGTAGTAGCAAGCCCATATCTGGCCACGTCTGACCCTGCTCAGGGTCTGAGAGGTGCTGAAGTCGGGGCCTGCGTCGACCACTCCGCTCAAGCCGCCAAAGGTGTGCATGATATAGAGGAATCTCTGCGTAAGGTGGCCTCCAGAGGCCACCACCCGCTCGGCGTAGATCAGTTTGCGGGAGTGATCTTCAACGTGGAGGACTGTGATCCAGGCCATCTTGCCCACGTCCATCCCGACAGCCATGCTGCCGGCGATTACCGGCTGAGTGCTCAACCACTCTATGAACCCTTCAAGGTTGTCGATAAGGTTTTTCTCTTCCAGGACCTTGTTGAGTTCCGCCGGGGTCAAGGGCGGCTCCAGGGTGACTCCGTCACCCCAGTTCGCCTTCTCCACCAGGAAGCTGGAGCTGGCATCCTCGTGAGGGACGCCGACCTTGAAGTTCACCCAGTCGGCTGTTACCTCGTAATCCCCTACGTGGCGCAGGGTCCTGGCCGGGTAGTTGATCGCCGGCACGTCAAAGGGGCTGATCTGCCGACTCTTGATATCCCGGCTCGGGAAGCGATGAATCCACTTTCGCTTTGCCGGGTCGAGGAAGTTTGCCCAGGGGAGGGGGTTGCTGCAGCACGAACAGCGGAAGAAGGCCCCGTCTATGTCCAGTCGAGGGTCATCCAGGCAGCTCTTGTCCCACTCCCGCATGTCACGCTCATAGCCAGGAACGACAATGTCCCGCATGAAGTCAACTTCCACGTAATCGTGGCAAGTGTGGCAGTAAACCGCGTAGAAAGCCTGAGAGCCTTTTTTGAAAAAAGCGTTGATACCGTAGTCGTAGACCGTGGGGGTGGAGAACCCTCGCACGAACCAAACGTCGTCATCCTTAACGTGGCCCATACGGGAGCGGAAGGTGGTCAGGTTCTGCTGGTCACAGAAGTCCACCTCGTCCCAGAAAAGGCCTTGAGCCGGGATCGAGATCGCCGAAGATTGACCGAACGAGCCGGTGATGTAGAGAAAGCTGTTGCCGAACTGCTTCATCTCCGAAGAGTCAACGTCCTTATTCAGCATAGCTTTCAGAGCTTTTGAGCTGTTGATGACCGGATCTACCCGGCCCTTGGCGAACCGCAAGGCGAAGGTGCGGGTGGGCAGGACGTAGATGATGGTCATGGCCTTGGCCACCCCGAGCATCGCCAGCTTCATGCGGACGAAAAGCTCCGAAGCCCCCACCTGGGAACACTTCTGGTAGAACTCCTCGTGATGGGTCGAGTTCAGAATGTCGATCTGGTACTCGTGCTCGGCGAAGGTCCACGGCTTGTCCGGGTCACGGGGATCGCTCGTATTGTTGGCCAGCCACGGAGCCAGCTGGGAAAAGTCCGCCGCACCTTTGACCTCGGCGTGCAACTGAGCCAGGAGGTTCTCGCCAATGGCGTCCCCGTCGAAGTTTTCCAGCAGCTTGTGGTTGGACATTACAGCTCCTCGGCGTCTTTCATGGCTTCGTTGAGTTTGCTGCCCGTGCCCGTCATCTTCTCGCGGAAAGCCTCTTTGAATGCTGTCATCACGCTATCCCGGTGCTCAGGGCCTACCTTGCTCGACACCGCGTTGATGCCTGCAGCGATGGCCTCCTTGAGGCGGTTGATCTCGCCCATGGCGCGAACCCCTTTGGTCAGGCGCAGAACCTTCTCCATCTGGGTGGTGCAGTCACGCAGCATCCGCACAGAATCAGCCGGGCTCACCTCTTTGCCTTTTAGCAAAAATCCGCCAGGCATGAGCGCGTCTTGCATCTGCTGGATACCGCGCAGCAGGTTGCGGTGCATTACAGGCAGGGTAAGATAGTCCATCTCTTCGGTGCCCGGCATGGCCATACTGCCGGCCCGCCCTTTGGTGAGAATCTCGGCACCGATGACCGATGCAAAAGAGGAGCGCAGCTCGGGGCGCTGATCAAGTACGCGGTCGAGCAGGTGGACAAGGGCAGCTGCATCGTACCTGTGGGCATTGGCCACCACTGTATCGACCGCGTTGTTGATCAGCCGCTGCTCCAGGGAGATACCCGCTTTCTCACTCACCTTGGCTCTCCTTGAAATTGCCCGTGCGCAGATCCACCCTGCCCGCCTCCACCATCCTGCGAACCTCCTTCCAGGAACCTTTCGGGGTGCATAGCAAGGTGATAGGGGCGCTGATCACTGCCACAGGGGGCAGAAGCAGGCTGAGCAGGCCGACCAGGATAAGTGCCAGAGGGTCAAACAGGGCGTTGAAGAGCGAGATGCCACCGTACTGGCGGGACTCAGCCAGCCCGGCCATAGCCCGGTAGACAGCTCGCAAGTTCCAGGTCACTGAACTCAGCCAGACCACCCAAGCAGTCTTGATAGCGATCACTGGATCACCTCCATCGACTTTCGCAGGTAGTCGGAGATCAGCTGGCCGACCCGGTGGAGGGGGTACATCTCTCGGCGGCCGTCCGGTACCCAGGACCCGTTATGGCGGACGCGCACAAAGCTCTTACCTTCCATGTCAATGGGGTTCAGAGCGAGAGAAGGCTGATCAACATGGTAGAAGTTGACCTTGGACATTCGGTCGATGAACTGTGAGGCGGAAAACAGCTCAATCTTGTGCTTGGCTGGGCCAATCGAGACTGTTATCACCGCATCAGGGCGTCTTTTTTCAGACATGGTTGCCTCTGAGATAAGGGAAATTGCTGCCTTATCATGGCAACCGGCAGGGATTTTGTCCAGCTAAACGGTTATATCGAAAAGAAGCGGGGAGGGTTCTCACCTAATAAGAACCCTCCCCGCTAGAGCCTTCCCTGGTAATGGTGAGCACCATTTCCTCCGCCAAAGGATAACGGCACCAGCCCCAGTGTCAACCTTTCGAGCGTGCCCTGATCGCCCTGAAGAGGAGCAGGCTGGGTTTGCAAAGGGCTTTGCTGCCTTTCCGACTCTGAATCTCCTCACCCTGCTCGGCCATCTGCTCGATCTCCACCAAGCTCTCGCTCAATTCAACCAACTGACTGAGCAGCACCTTCTCTCGGGGCGTTTTTGCCTGCCGCAGCTCCGTCTCGTACTGTCGCTGACGGCCTGAAGAGGTCTTCGAAGAGCTTCGCTCGAAGTTGGCCGGGCCGATCCCATGCCGAGTCATCCAGGTCAGCTCCGCCGCCAGCAGCGCACCGCAAAGCAGGGTGAAGAAACTCAGGCCAGCCGCAAGGTGGTGGATCGTGTTGAGGCTCAGCGGGACCTTCCACCCGGCCGCATAGCTGGCAGCCAGCAGTACAGCAAGAATGTTCAAGGTCAAAATCACCCCGGTCACCATCAGCAGGGCCGGCATTCGGTGAGCCAGGTAGGCTGCCAGAGGGTTGGAACGACAGGCTTTACGCTGCAAACAGTTGAGGTTTTTCACTTTATTTGCCTCTTTTTGATGGAGTTTGGGGGTATTTTGGCCTTATTTTCACGGCTTTTTACCAAAATACCCCCTGTTTTAGATCGTACTGCCCATATCCAGCCCGCCCAACTGCTCGGTGAGGTGGTCGAACATTTGCCCCAACAACTGCCCTTGCAGGTACATGATGGCGTGGATCATCGCCTCAGCCTCCTCGGTTTCTTCAGCCCCGTCGAACTCCTCCCCGTCGAAAAGCATGGCCTTGAAGCTCATATCTTCGTCGAAAGTGAAGTACACAGAGTCCTGAAAGTTCAAGTTGAGACGAGTGACTATCTTACCTTCGCAGAGCAGGTCCTGGCTCGGCTGAGCCGAGAGATCCTGGCGAACAAGGGTGGCCTTGCCGTCGCGGTCGGGGTCCTGGTAGATGGCGCAGTCCATAATGGACAGGTACTCACTCACCTTTTGATCGCGGACCCACTCGGTCATCGTCGCTGAGGGTGCGATGCGTACTGTTGGCACACGCACAGCCAGCGAACCGAGCGCCTCGCGCAGCAGGCTCAGCAGCCGCTCTGCCTTGGTGCGGCCAGCCTCCACCCAGATAAGGTTCCGCTGCGTGTCGATCATCGCCCGGATACGCTCAGATTTGACAAACGCCCTCGGTAAGAACCCTTGTACGATATCGTCTTTTAGCTGGTCCCGCTCTTTCTTGTAGACCTTGCGCAGCTGGCTGCTCTCGATCTCAGTGATCCGCTTATCCAGCTCTCGGCGGATCACCTTGGGCGGCAAAATCCGCTCATTCTCTTCAAGCGCGATCAGCAGCAGGTGCTTGGACAGTGGGTAGACAAGGCTGGGCCCCTCCTCCTCGGCCAGCAGGGTCGGGTCTTCACGGTCAATCGGTTTGGGGTGAGTGATCGGCTCTACCCAGCCCGAGCAGGAGAACTCCGTGGCGGCCGGCGCTCGGGCCGGGTGCGTTTGCAGCGCCTCGTTCAGGGCTGCGAAGTCTTCAGGGCGAACTGCCAGGGCGGTCGGGCCGCAGGAGGGGAGAAACTCGGGGACCTCCTTGACCAGGGCGTAGGGGATTGCTTTGCGAAACGTGATTTTTCGGGTAAGGCCCATGCTAGTTACTCCACTGTGAACTGGTAGTAGCCGGGGGCCGGAGCCATCCGCAGGCGGCTGAAGTAGATCAGCGGGTCTTCTTCGCTGTTCGAATAGGCTCCATTGCAGCCGAGCAGCTTGGCCACCTGCTTCGGACTGGACATGAAGTTCCGCAAGCTGCTGAGTCGGATGGCCGGCTGCACCACCCCGGAGACGGCAAGGGTGGGGGTTGGGTTGAGCTGGTTGTTCTGCAGGCAGACCGTCTCATAGAGGGCCAGATCCTCGTTGAGGGCTCGCATTGTCTCTGTGAACGACTTCAAGGCGAGGGGGGCGGGCGTGGTGATGTTGACCTGGCTGGGATGGGCACCGCGCATCAGGTCAGTTGCCTCGTTGAGCTGCTCAACGGTCGTCGTGATCATCTGAAGGGATGGGGAGACTTGGTCGGGGAGCTGGTAGCTCATGCTGACCGGGATCAGTTTGCTGGTCATGGGGGTAGTCCTCGGGTGGTTGGGGTTGGGTTAAGGGTGGGGTTGGTTGAGAGTTTGACCGCTCGGGGGTTGGCCAGCTCCGTTGCTGCGGAGGGTATGTGTGGACACACGCACATCCGCCCACTCATTCCCTTCCAGGCAGTATTCCAGGCGCTGCCAGTCCAGGTAGGTCGTGTCAGGCACTTTGCTGACCTCCCCTTGAGGGCGGGCCATGATGCCGAACTAGGTGCAGCCGGTCAGGTATTGAACCTTGGCAGTGGCTGTGCCGACCAGGCCCTTGCCCCAGCCCTCGCGGAACCAGGAGCGGCAGAAGGCGTGCAGGTTGTTGCCCTGCATGTCGACGTCCTCGGTGAGCTCCTCGATCTGGGAGGGTCCGTCGGCCATCGTCAGCTCCTCGGGTGTTGGTCAGTATAGCTCGCGATGCTACACCGTCGCACCCGCAACAGGAGCCAACGAGTTATCAGGCCCTCAATGAGCCCTGCCCTAAGTACAGCTGCGCGTCAGGTCTGGCCCCGACGTAGCGAGAAGCCCAGCTTACGCCCAAGTACACCGTGTCGGCAGTAGCTTCCTGCATGAAGTCCTGGACAAGCAATAGCCCAGCTGTACCGTCATCCCATACGTCGGCGCCGCCTGACAGGCCGGTCGGCCTGTCGTGATTCGGGCTAGCTACCGGCATGCGTCACCCGTGAGCCAGCTTGCCACCGCCGCGTACCGTGCCAGTGGACGTGGTGCTGGTCAGGACTATCGGAAATAGGCAGGAGGAGTTGGCTACCTCCGGCAGCCCGAGGGCCGCCCAGTCAAAGACCTCCATCTTATTAGCCAATGGAAGTGGCATTGTCATGCGCGGGCGGGTGGCGGTCACGCCGAAGGACCCGGCCGTGCCGGTAGTTGCCGACAGCTGTACGCTATCCACATCGCGGATATACTTGCCCGCTGCTGCCGCTGGGATGAGCCCGTTTAGCGGCAGCATGAAGGACGCGGGCCTAGTAGCTGCCAGCGACGCGGACAGGGTTCCGGTCGTGCCGTCGTTGTAGGTCACAGACACGGTGGCAGTCACGGCCGTGCTGCCAGTGGCGGTGTACCATTCAAGCCACCACTGTATGTCAGAGAAGTTGGAGTCGCCCTTGCGCTTGTCGAGGTTGCCGAATGCTAGGTTGGCATTTACGTCCAGGTTCACTGTCTGGACAGTCGTCAGCGTGCCGTTGAGCCCGCCCATGTGCATGAGCCGGTCATGTATCTCCAGCGTCATGGCTGAGTTGGAGCAGAGGGCGTTAGCCCATGCCCCGTACGACGTGGCGGGGGCGACCTGCTGTGTGAAGCCTATGGCCCCAGTCAGCGTATTATCACAGACTGCGGCAGCGGCCGGAATGGCCCCTTGGCCTGGCTGGCCAGTTGCACGCCACAAGCTCACGAAGGTGCCGGCGGCCTGTGACGCGATTGAAGCCTTGTCAATGACAAGGCGGCTAGAGTTGTTGCCGAGGGCGCTAATGAGCTGGTCGCGTGTAGATATTGTCATGGCTTACCCCATGACCACGACATTGAAGGCACTTGCAGCAGGCGCGGCGGCGAAGGTGAGCGTGACGCGATTGACGGAAGGGCGTGTCACGTCGCAGAGCACGCTGTCATACCCGCCACTATTGCGGTACACCTCGACGGTGACGTCGCGGGTGTTGAAGTTGTGGTCGAGGTTGAAGCTCGTGGCCGAGCCGTCGCCGATCGTAGCCGTGGCCTTGCGCTTACGCCCGGACCAGTTGGCCAACTTCAGCGGCGTCACGATGCGGAGGTCGTCCGTGCCGGCGTCGACTTCACCCTGGGTGGCGAGCTCGGCCACGCCCGCGGTGGTCTCTGAGGCCGCCGCGGCGGAGGTGCCGAAGCTCGTCCACGTCACGGCAGACGAGTCGAGCGTGCCGTTGACCGCCGTCTGACGGAACGATGCCCCAGCACTCGTACCCTCTTCTACCGTCACAATAGCCTGCTCGAACTCCGGGAATGTGCTGGCGTCCGTGGCCCGCGTCATGGCCACGGCCGCACCATTCCAGATATAGATGCCGTTCTGGCTGGCCGTGGACTGGTCCTTGACCAACACGCGATCGTTGGCTGCCATGGCGACGCCGTCGATGGTAGCGCCGGGGCCAGACAGCGTGATGCTGGCCACCGTGGCCACGCGCACGCTGTCCTTCCACGCTAGGCCCTCGACGGCACTGTCAACGTACGCCTTTGTGGCGGGGTGTTGCGCCAGGGTTGGGTCTGGCAGGTTGAGGATGCGCGCCGCGCTGTTGAAGTCTAGGTCGGAGAGAATCTGCTTGGACATTTGTGGTCTACCTCGCTATGGCTGTGCCCTGCTGGGGCTGGTTGAAATACACTCGGGCCTGGTTCGTCGACACGTGGGCCACCTCGGCCTCTACCTCGAAGCCGCCGGGGCTGAGCACCTGCACGACGGGCCGACGGCCGAAGTTGTGGTTCAACACCCACTCGGCCTGGGCCGTCGGCGGTGAGTACTCAAAGACCTCGGCACCAGGGCCTNNGTCTGCAGCGACGTAGACAAGGTCCCAAGCACTGTGGCACTTATAACAGACGGCTGGGTTATCTGAGTCGAGAGCCCGGACAACGCCGTCGAGAAAGTAGTATCAAGCACGAGTTACATCCATCTGGCAATCGACCTCGAAGGTCTCGGTGCTGACAACTTGCCCGGAGGCTGTCGTATATTCTACGTCAGCCTGCAACTTATTGACAGGCCAGGTGCGTGTAACCGCCGGCACAGCAGATATTCTATAGGCTCCAGCTGCCCGGTTTACGTACAGCACGTCCAGCTCTGCCAGTAGCTGCGCGCCCATACGCACCTGGGCCCTTACTGTCCAACCAGTTAGGTCAATCGGCGTACCAGCTTCAGACACTACTCCGTCAAGCACAAAGGTGTCGCCGCGCTTAAATTTGATTGATACCATTGTGGCCTCCAGACCAAGCATGCCTATACTGCGCAAGACTTTACACCAGCATGCTCGGCGCTGAGAACCAGCAATCAGGCGTCATCTGGGTGGCGCTCGCCCAGGAAGATGGGGAAGCGCGGCGCCTCCTTCGAGCCGATCGGGAAGAACTTGAACATGACGAGGCGGCCCTCCCAGCCCGCGCGGGCAGCCCAGATGGCTGCCCGCGTGGCGGCGTCGAAGCCTGACCCCACGTTGAAGCGCACGCCGTGCCCACCAGGCCGCTCAGACGGTCGCGGACCGTGTCGCCGAGCTGAATGTCGGCAGGGTTAGAGGGGCGGATGAACTTTGGTTTTCGCATGAGGTAGTCCTCAGGTGAGGTTGGGTGGGACCGTTGACGAGGTCGGTGAGCGAGGTCGCTGACGGGTTATTGCCATCAGAGCGGGGCAATAGAGGGGAGTGTACCTTGTACAATCTAGGATGGCAAAAATTTGGGTACCGCGAAGGGGGCTGTCTGACCGCGTCCTGGTACTTGGCACAAAAAATGGGGGGTGGGGTCGGGACTGACACTTTTTGTCAGTTTCTGACACTTCAGGCTGACAAATTTTGTCCAGTGCAAGAGTCGTGCCAGTGCTGTTTTAGCCGTAAGTCATTGATTTATAAGGAATTTTTCAAAAGTGGCACGCCGGCTGCATTGATATAGGCGCAGTCGCTGCAATAGTGCAACGGCTGCAGCCGGATCGGCCGGCACTTGCAAAGCACTTTGCACCCTGAGGAGTTACCACCATGGCCACCACCACCGCCACCACCACCACCACCACCACCACCAGCGCCGCCGTTGTCGCTGTTGTCGCTGCAGCCTTCGCAGCGGACAAAGCGCGCGGCAAATTGGCCAGCACCCTTAAGCCGTTGTTCGCTTTGCCGGCAAGCGAACTGGCCAGCGAACTGCAGGCCGTCTTTTCTGCCATCGGCGAAAAGTCCAAGGATGAAGAACAATTCAGCCGGGTCGCCAATAGTGTCGCCGTATATGCGCGCCAATTAAACGCGGCATTGTCAACGCCGTTGCCGTTGTTCTATATCGGCCTAAATCGCGCCGAAAAAACTGCAGTGGTAAAGGTATCGGAGCAGGTCAGCGCCGCGATTATTAAGCGCGAACTGGCGGACGATTTGCGCGCACAGAATAAAGCGCTGGCAAGCCTGCAGACGGCGAAAGCGCCGAAAGCTGCAGCACCTGCAGGCGCTGCAGTGCCTGCGCCTAAAGTTGGTTTGAGTAACAAGCACGCACCCGGCACTGCGCTCGGCGCTGTGCTGGAGCAAATCAACGGATGGCGAGAAGGCGAGCTGCAGGATCTGCAGCGCGCCATCGCCGAGCTGATCGCCAGCAAAGCAAAAGCCCGTCTGGAGAAGGCCGAGAAGGCCGGCAAAGTAACTGCAGCGGCAAAAACGAAAGCGTCCACTGCACCTGAAGCGCAAAAGCGCGCAAAAGCGAAAGCGAAAGCGAAAGCCGAAGCCGTCGCCGTCGCCTAAGCGCGAAACGAAACAAAAGCCCAGACATGCAAAGTTCTTTGCATGTCTGGGCTTTTTTCTTCTTTGCAACATGGGCACACCTGTGCCCAGCTGGCCGAGCGTCTTATGCCTGGCCAGCAAGGTTGCAAAGTTCTTTGTATGTCAGGAGGTAAGGCCATGAAATCAGTAAAGCGTAGTGTAAACCGGCACATGTGCCGAATCGCCCAAAAATACCCGCTGCCAAAAATTCCCCGCGTTTCGGCGACCTCTGAGGCCGAGGAAATGGCCCCCATTTTTCCGGCCAACATGCCGGTCTTCAAGTTCCACATCATCCGGGAGTTTGCCTTCCGCCTGACAACTTCCGGCCAGCTGCTGGCCGTGCCGGTTTTCCACAAGGGAGGCCGCCGTCATGCAAGCGTGTAATCGTGTGACCATCACCCAGCTTCCGGCCGAGCGCCCGGAGGATCTCTTCATGGTCACCATCGGCCTTGCCAAGGGTCGACGCTTCTCGGCGCTTGTCGCTGAGAAAGGTGCCCGCCAGCTCTGGCAGGCGCAGAAGGACGGCCAGTTCATGGCCGCTTTCACGCTGCAGCCTACCCAGCAGCTGCACAACTTTACACCCGTCGAGGAGGTGCGCTGGGATGGCTCGGCGCACTACTTCTGCGTAGGTCAAATCTTGGCAATCGCCAAGGTTTGACTTGCAAAGTTCTTTGTAAGTAGGAGGAAAAAATGAAACAAGTCTCCCATGTGAAACTTCTTCTCGGCCTGCTCGACAAGGAGGGCCGCGCCCTGGCCCTTGTGCCCGTCGAGGGGCACAAATCAGAGATGGCCCGAAAAACGGCTCTGGCAGCCTCTAGGATCGTTTTTCGTACCCCACACGTAGGGGTATGCCGGGTAGTGGCCGTTCCGTGGCCAGAGGGGCCTCTGAAGGCCTCCTTGACCCGTCTGCAGGTAGCTGCCAAGGCCGGGGCAGGGGTTCCAGCGCCCGACTACCTCACGGCGCGGGCCGTGGGCGTCCGCGAACTGGCCGCCCAACTCCACGGACTGGCAACCCATGGCTAAGCGCCGGCAAGGGGCGTCCCCGCTGGCCGCCCAACTCAAATTCGCCCAAGAGTGGACTGCCAAGGAGGGGCGCATCGGTATCAAGTGCGCCCAAGACAAAGGGCTACGGGAGGAGATCACCCACCTGATCTGCCTCCTGTTTCAAGGCCAGACCCAGCGGGAGTGGCTGGACCGTCTGGAGGAGGCCACCCGCAAGGGCCAGGCATGGCTGCAGGGGCGCTTTGACGGCCCCAGGTAGAGGGTAGGCAAGGGGTGTGGACGGGCCTCGACGCAGGACGCAAGACGGGCCTCGACGCGGGGTCTCGACGCGGGGTCTCGACGCGGGGCGGGAGGGTCTCGACGCGGGGCGGGAGGGCCTCGACACGGGGCGGGCGGCAAATCCCTTTCAAGGTGAGGGATTTGACTCAAGTTACAAAGAACTTTGCATCCTCTTATAACTTTAGGTTCTAAAAACTGGGGTCGATCTCCGTCTCGTTGAACATAAGACGCCGACCGGGCTAAAAAGATGAGAACCTTAAGCCAACGGGATAGCTCCTAAAAGTATAAATAATTATTGAATTTTCAACTATTTTATATTTTTAGTAGCCGTCCAAAAAAGTGGTGAAAGTAAGGGATCGTTGCGAGAGGGGTGGGGGGGTGAGCGAAGGCCTTCGTTCGTCTGCCAACCCCCCTCGCAGCATTTTCACCCCTCAAATTTTCGCCTCCTCCAAAGGTGCGCCCCTAACCCGCTTATCGTCGACGCCAAATAACAACGACATACAACACGTACAACCTCCGCACCATTGGAGCAGCCATCATCCTTGACGCACAGACAAATGTTCCACGAAAAATCGCCCAAATGTTAAAAGGCGAAAACACCTTGTCGAGTTCAAGCACAAACACATCCTAAATACATCACCTTCAGAAGGTACAAGAAAAAAGACACCCTCTAAAAACACCTTAACAAGGTACATGTCCATTTCAACGGCTACAGTGTATCTGTGCATGTATCTAACTGACCCGCCCAAGTACAACCACCTGTACTAAACGGGTTGCTGACCCCCTCAGTGAAAAATCTGTACAAATTTTAACCAACGCACCCTCTCACCCGGTCGACCCAAAACCCGCCACCAGCATGAGAAGGTGCATGATCCTTAAACCGATCTTTACCCAGATCGTACAAAAACGGGGTAAAACGTCGGTTGAATAGCTCGTCGACCCTTTGCACCGTCCTTGGCACATTCGGACATGCAAAGTGCTTTGTAAGTCGGCTCCATCGACTTTTTTGGACAAAATTTCACTCATCTAAGGTTTTCGACCAACCAAGGTGTTGGCGTTTTTTCGCTAAAAACCTGACCATCTCTTCGACCCATCACACCTTGCAAGGGATGCACATCATTAAACCGAACCTTAATACAACTCGACGGGATAACGGTATAAAGGCTCTTTTTATACCGCCAATGTTTCTGCGGTATAAAACCAAACCTTGCACCATCGACCCATTCTTGGGTGCAACCCTGCAAAGGTACTTTGCACCTTGTTTCCAGACTCTCAACCGGAAACGGCAAGGTGCATTCAACGGCTACAAATACATCGACGCGAAAAAAGTGTGACCGAAACACCGCTTCGCGTTCACCAAGGGCAATTCCGCCCATCACCTACCTAGGGGAATCCACATGAACCTGCTCAACATGCTCAAAGCTCACCTTGTATCTAATGGCCGGGCCGCGCCGACCGAAAACAGCCTGATCATCGACGAATCATATGCTTCTTCGATAATCAGTCCGGTCGTTATCGGTTTTGCCAATAATAAATATGAGAACATTTCTCGCCTGTTATCCGGCTATGCGGGCTGCCCCTATGCCCTGGCCTACGCTCTCGACGTGGTCCAGCCTCTCTTGTCCCTCGGCTGGGAGATCGTAAACTTCGATGGCTCTTCCTTCTGGCTCCGCCAGACCTCCTGCCATTACCCGATGCCTGGCCTGAAAATCTGGCTGCCGGCCGGCTCCACCCAAGACTTCAGCTACCTGGGCCTGCCGGCCAATGACCAGCCGATGATCGCCCGTCTGATCGAGCTGATCCTGCGCTGGCGGAAGTCCAGCGAGATCACCATTGGTCTCGACCGACGCGACCGGCACGGATTTCTGGAATGGCAGCTGGCGGTCAAATCCGGCTCCGTCAACGTCCGCCCGTTCGTTATGGGTGTGATTCAGCGCAAGGCGGGCGACCGCGTGGAGGTGCATTCATGAAACGTACTGATTCCCAGCGGTTGGCCGACCGCATTGCTCTGTCCGTCTGGCTGCGTACTGGGGCCTCTTTGGCCTCGGTAGAAGCCAGCCAGCAGGTAGGAATCCTCGGCAACTGCAGACACACGTCCCAAGCGGTGCGGGCCTTCCGTTTGATCTGGAGCTGGTCGGCCCCTCGAATGAGTGGGGCGGCAGGTGCTGCTCAAGATCGCCTATACCGGATCAGCCCGGCCTTGTTGGATAGCCGGATTGAACGAGCTGCCCGCCTGGCGTGGCGACTGGCCTGCTATCCGGGAATAACGCCAGCGTGGTATCGCCGGAACGGGGCGCTTTACCGCGAGGAGGGCGAGGCCTATCTCGACGGTAATCAGATGCTCTGGCGTCCGGGGCGTGGGTATGACTGGCGGAAGGTCAAGGCCAGCGAGGTCACGCCGACCGCCCAGACTCAGACCTATGCCAGCACGATGGTACTGGGTCATCTGGATTAGGTGTAACCCTGTCCGTGTTTGCCTTCTCTACCCGGTTGCCTTTCCTTTAAGGCAACCGGACATACAAAGTTCTTTGCAGGAGTTCAAAATGAAAAAAGTAAAAGTGTCTTTGGAAGCCCACGGTAAACACCGTGATTACGACTTTTGCTGGCTGGCTGGACGTGCCGTCGAGGGTGAGGACGAGTACGCCGACCTGATCGAACTGCTCGACGAGCTGGATCAAGGGGAGTGCGCGTTCGGCAGTCTCGCCATCTGCGTAGAGGCAACGCTGACCCAAGCGGAGTGCCTCTACGACGAGATCGGCGGCCCGATCTTCCGCAATATCAACCTGCCCATATCGTCGACGGACGATGCGACGCTGCATATCAAAATGGAGGAAGTGTGATGGTTCCGATTCTCATGACTGAGCAAGAACATTGGGCGTTGACGGCGTTGCTTCGCAGTGCTGTGACCACCCGAACCTTTCGCTACCTGGGACTGGAAGGACTGCTGGAACGGCTCTCCGGCCCGTATCTTGAAAAGGCGCTGGCGGAAGGCTTCGATGCGTTGGAGGCTCGGAATCGCCTCCCCTGCTTCAGCCTTCTCGTGCCAGTAGTGACGGTCGCCGACGTTGCCGATTCGCTGAACCTTTCCGCCCGACAGGTTCGCTGGGCCTCGAATTACCCGGCAGAGGCAACATCGGCCGCGATTGAAGCGCTCCGCCACCGGATCAAGGATCTGACGGCCATCCGCCTCAATGAGCACGTTTCAGTCCTTTTGCGTCCCGCCCGCGAGGACGACGGCCGGATCACCCTTGTACCGGACGGCGACCGTGGGCTGACCACGGTGAACTACACCTCGGAGGGGGTGATCGTCGACGTGATCGACGAGGCCGGCAACGAGGCGGCCACCCTCAGCCTGCCCAACGGCGACCTCACTTTGGTGGAGGAGGGGCCTGCCTGGGCGTGTCCACAGTGCGGCAGCAAGAAACTCTCAGTGGTGGTCACCGTGTCGGCCGACCTCACCCAGAGCGGCGACAACTACGAAACAGATCCTAACGGCGATCACGAGTGGGACGGTGACTCGCTGATGACCTGCCAAGAGTGCCAGTACACGGCGGCTTCTCGACAGTTCGAGCGTTGATACAAAGTTCTTTGCATCTTTACACATTTGCACCCTGGGAGGGTGAATCATGATGGACAATTTCAAGCGCATTTTCGTAGTAGGGTCGCTCCCTGCCCACCATTACCGGACAGGGGCTGAAATCTCGGCTCCGCTCTGGATAAAGATCCTGTACATCGACGGCCGCCTCTCGATTAGCGGAGTACACGGGCCGCTGCGAAACGGCGAGGCCCACGGCAGCAGCCAGAACAGTGATCTGCTGCCAGAACTTCTCAAGTTCCCGGATCAGATCCGCGTAGAGGGAGGGGCTGAAACAGTGCGCCGCCTTCTGGATATTTGGCAGGAGTGGCACCTCAACAGTATGCGAGCACATTGCGATCACCAGATCGCAGTGCATAACTGGGACGTGAAAGAGCGCGTCCAGCTTTGGCGGTGGCAGTTGGAAAGCCCCATTCTGAGCCAGCAGAGAAAGACCAAAGACGCGGCACAGACCCGCCTGCTGGCCGGCGAGACAGTTGCCTACTCTGCAGAGGAGCTGGAGCAGCTGCGCAAACCTTTTTCGGTCTGGACGCACGACGACACCCCACCCGGCGACGACTACAAGCTGGATTCGCCCACGGAGGTTTCTGTCAGCAGCCTCTGGCCAATGGAAAAGTTGGGCAAGGGGTACCAATTCACCATGGAGCACTGCCACCCCAAAGGCATCCTCGGCAAGCCCTGCCCGACCTGCGGGCATAAGTGGGGCAGCGCCTGGCTCCACAAGGACGTGCCGGAAGAGGTGCTGCAGTTCCTCGCTTCGATGCCTCACGACCCGGAAAACTTCCCCTGGAAGGATTGACTTGCAAAGAACTTTGCAAGTCCACAACCAACTGAACATAGAGGTGCAGCATGGCGCTCTCGATCAGCTCCAAAGACCTTACCCAAGCCCCTGAAATCCTCAACCTCCCCGACCGCCACCTTGAGCTGGTGGCAGCCCTCTCTCACTCGCTCATGCAGATCATCGACTACCACTGTTCCACCTCGTCCGATGGCTCCCTGAAGGACGCCATCGGCGTGACAGGGGAGCGTTGGTATGCAGGGGCACTGGTGCTGGCTACCTCAGCAGCCGACAGCCTCGAACTGCTCGTCGACTGGGAGCGTTGGGGAGAGAACGGCGGCGGGGTGTTCACTTACGAGCACGTCGAGCTTTTCAATCCACAAAGCCCGCAAGAGGAGGACAGCACCGTCACCCACTTCCTTTTCAACCTGCTGAGCTTGCCGGCGTGGGCGGACATTTGTGAGAACTGCAAAACGGTCAGCCAACCTGTCATGGATATGGCCATCTCGCATTGGATGAAACGGGAAAATATCCCGCAAAAGGCTCAGGTTGACCGGCCCGCCTGGCTCGATCAACCTGCCCTACCCTTCCCGCCGGCACTGAACGCCCAGCAGGCTCAGCCCGACCAACCCGACCTGAAACGAATGGAGTTCACCACTGGCCGCTTTTATGGGCCAGTACCTCAAACCATTCTGGCTTGGCAGGCCGGGAACAACTGGCGCTTCTACGACGCGGCCCGTGAGGTGGCCGGAGAGTTTCCGGGCCTTTTGCCGAACTCCCGAGTGGTGTTGGCCCGCTACGACCAAGGAGGGTACTCCGCCTTGTTCTTGAGTCGCGGGGAGTTGGACCGTGCCAAAGCGGCAGACGTGCAGGTCTGCTGCAAGACGTGCGGCGGTCAGAACGTGAAGCGGGATGCCTGGGCCTCGTGGGACCCTGACATTCAAGAGTGGGTGCTGGAGCAGGTTTTCGACGCAGGGCACTGTGACGACTGCGACGGTGAGACTTCCCTCACCGAGGATCCACTCCCGACTGCTTACGAGGTGTGGCTCCCAACCCTCCCCGGCCCGGTGACGGTACGCGCCTCCCTTGAAGAGTTGGCCGAGGTACGTGCGATTGTCGGCGCTAAAGTCTGGGGCGATATCAACACCA